ATTAATTGTCATGTCATGAACATGAGCAGCCTTATTTAATTTTACTTTAGACGTTGAGCCATCTTTAATATCTAAAACACCAGCTACGTTAGGACCAGATACATGTACTCCATATACCCTAGTTCTACCAGTCTGAATAGTTTTAGTCTCTGTGGTTACGTTAGTCGCCACTCCATCTTGTGATGATCCAAATGTTGTCATTTTTTCTCCTTAAAATTTTATGTGGGCCCGAAGGCCCACAAAATTATTTATTATGCGTTTGCAAATGGTGTAACAATTGTTCCTGTCGCAATTACTAGTGAATTGTGAACAAGATAATTATTAGTATCCACAGCAGTAACTTGAACGACTGAACCAGCTAAACCGCCTGCAGTTCCGCCATCAAAAGTCATAACATCATTAGCTGCAGCTGGTACGAAAGCTTTTTTAGATCCGTCATCAACAGCAAGCATCACAGCACCTGTAAATTTATCAGTGCCATCTGTCTTGATATCAAGATCCGTAGCTGCCGTTTCTATGTAAAAATAGAAACTTGCACCAATGTTATTTAAGTTGTTTGGATCGCTACCTGGACCTGCAGCAGCAGAGTCTGCATTTACGTTGATTGAAGGTAAAGTAAATTTACCATCAGCATCGTTTAAAAGCAGAATTCTACCAGCATGTTCTTGCACAGTTAAATTTGTGTCTGCAGATAGAGATTTAGTCATTCCTGGTCCTATGTTGATAAAACCGTTTTTCGATCTTACCGGACCATCAAATGTAGTATTTGCCATATTATTATCCTCCTAATTACGTTCATGTAGTCTTTAGGCCGTCGACTATACGCGTCTACATAAACTTATATGTATAGTGATTATTTTATATACTAGTTTTGATTAGAGCGCAAGAGAGCCTGTAATGTGGAGTGGTTTTTTTCCAACGATGTAGCTTTTTATTAAGTAGCTACAGAAACTTGTGGAGCAGCGCCTTCTATTTTATTTCGCAGATGTTCTTTTTTTGCCTCTGCTAGTTTTATATGACTCAAGACCTCTCTGACTTGTCTGTCGATCTTAACCATATTGAGAGTATATCTACCCTCTTTAAGATGCTCTTGCTCCCACTGAAGATCTAGACCCCTTTTCTTCGTATAAAGGTCGTTCAGATGTTGCATCATTTTCTCCATTAATAACCTCCTCATAGGTTATTCTGTTTATCTTGTTATCATAAGATATTCCAAGATATTCCCAAACTATACCTTTTTCTCCTAACTTGTCAAGTATAGCTTTTTCTAGTGAGGCTGAGCTATCTTCACATTCAACAGTAAATTTGGCATAATGGTCGTAAGCCCAGATTTTTACTAGAATTTTTTTCATTATTCTTTCTATCTTTAAAATGAGGCGGGATTGTGTCCCGCCTCAAATTTTTTAAGTATTACGCACCTTCAACACCAAAGATACCTCTGTAGTCAGATACACCAAATCTGTATCTTTCTCTAGCTTTGTATCTTACGTTTCCAGTATCGAAATCACCTTCCATCGCTGTTCTGATTGGAGTTCTTTCGAAATACTTCATACCGTTAGGCACATCAGTGATAATGTAGAACGCATCCGTGTCAGTC